CCTTTTTTTTATTTTTTATTACACCAACATCTTGTAACTAAGTTTTTGAGGTGGTATTTTAATTAAGTAAACCGCATAAAGCCGAAAGGCGATTATAAAACCACAGATGCAACTATACTCTCCTTTGGTTGCATCTTTTTTTTGTTTATTTTAGAAAAATACCATACTAACATCTTGTAACTAAGTTTTTTGGGTGGTATTATATATAACAGGTGTGCTAGTCCTACCCATCCTATCCCCAACAGCTAGCACACCTTTTTTATTTATTTTGTTTTTAGGTGTTGTTTTTTTGTATTGTATTGTTTATATTGTTTATATTGTTTAATCATAAGGATAGTTAAATATGAAAATAAGCAGAAAACAATTAGAAATATTAGGCGAAAACCCCAAGTTTTGCAAGTTTTTTGCAAAAATGGACGATACCACCCCAAAAACCTTTATAGATGACAACCCCAGAAGGGTAACTCGCTTTAAGGCATGTTGCAAAGAGGGCGAATTTGGGAAAATTACAAAGCTAAAAGGGAACCAATACATCTTTACTCCTGCAACAACAGAGGAAAAGAGTAAAATTAATATAGGGAAGTACACAGAACTAGATGCAGCAAGCATCGAAGAAATAAGAAAGATCCAGAGTAATTTATCTTTGGATGAATTTATCAATAGGTTTAATCTAAGAATTAAACAAGCAGAAATTGCCAACATAAAACACAAGGCAATTATATCTTACCTAGAGAATTGTTTTAGAAGCATAAAAGTTCCAAAGACTCAAAACAAAAAAAACGAAGACAAAAACCAACCACGCCAAAAAGAAAACAAATGGCTAAGAAGAATGAGATACTAAAATGGAATTACAAGCATACCCACTACAGTGGGATCCTGAAATAGAAAACCAAGTATTGGGTACTGTGATTAAGTACCCAATCACAATCAACATAAGCTATCAAGTCTTGGGGGAGTTGTGGCAGGATGCCTTTGGATCAACCGCGGATAAGCAGGAAATAGCTAATTTAGCATTGCGAATCCACGACCAACACCAACAACCAAACTACAAAACCATAAAAAATAAATTAATAGCCCGAGGGCAAGAACATTTGGTTATGGTGCTGGACGAAATATTTAAGTTTGCCGAAGATCCTGCTTACCACGAACAAAGGGCAAAGGAGTTACTAGGCATAACTCAAAAAAGGGCAGTTATTAGGGCAACAAATAGGATACAAGCAAAGGCGAAAGAAGGAATAGAGGACATAGGAGATTTTATTGATTTTGCCAGAAATCAAATGGATGCAACCACAAATTGCGGGATTATGGGAGCAGAAGCATCAAAGTTGGCACAGAAGGTGGAGGATATATATTTTGCCACCAAACACAGAACAGAAGAATTTACAGGAATACCCGTAGGAATAAAAATGCTGGATTATGAATTAAGTGGCTTGCAGTATGGAGAGATACATATTTTAGCTGCAAGACCAGGACAGGGTAAAACCGCTCTTGCTATATCCATGTGTATACATAGTATATACAATAATATACCAGTATTGTTTTTCTCTTTTGAGATGTCAGAAGAAAAAATTATGGCTAGGTTAGCTTGTGCCATATCTCACGTAAGTTATGCACATTTTACCCGAGGCAAACTAAATATAGCAACAGAGAAAAGGGTTTTAGACACCCTTGATTTTTTAAAAACAACTAAATTAAAAATAATTGACGACCCAAGAATTACCCCACGCCAAGCCACCGCAGAAGTAGTGGCCTGGACAATGAAGTATGGCAGAGGATTGGTAGTAGTAGACTATATCCAATTACAACATATACCTAGATGGAACGGGGGAACTAGGGCGGAAGAATTAAGTCAGATTAGCTGGATGTGGAAATCAATCTTTAAACGAACCAACACCGCAGGATTAATACTCGCACAAATCAACAGGAGCGGAGCAGAAAAATTTCCACGAGTACACGAACTTAAAGACTCTGGAGCCTTAGAACAGGATGCATCTGTTATCATGTTATTAATGAGACCCGGAGAAAGAACGCTTATAGAAGGAGTGGAAATATACCCCAATGAAGCATTTTTAGATGTTGCCAAAAATCGTAATGGTGATGTTTTTGTTACGAAGCTAGAATTTGTGGGTTATTGCATAAGATTTAAAGCCTGGACTAAAGACTCGGAGCAACATAATTGCGAAGAAACATGGAAAACCAGAGAGGCAATAATTACCAACACCCAAACCACAGCTGACAACCAACGACAAATTATAAAAGATGAGGATATTAATATATAATGTATATTACAAATATAGATGAAATAATCCAAAAAGGCAGTGATGATATACTTAACATTATCTCTACCCACGTTACACTTAAAAATTGCGGCGGTGATACATATAGTGGATGTTGTCCATTTCATAAAGAAAAAACCCCGTCATTCAAAGTTAATACTAGCCGACAGACATTTTATTGTTTTGGTTGCCATGAAAAAGGCGGAGTTGTTGGGTTTATCATGGCAATTAACAATATAGATTTTTTGGGAGCTATACAAGAATTGGCAGTAATTACAGGCGTACAATGCCAGTACGCTCAGAGCGATGACAGTACTGCCACAACAAACCCTTGGGCAAATACTCAAGAATTGATCAACCTCTGCACTCAAGCAGCTATACACTATCATAATAATTTATTAGCAAATCCCGAGGCAATGAAATATTGCCTCGAAAGAGGACTTAATAAACATATTGTTAACAAGTACCAAATTGGGTTTGCTGATAATAAAAAAATTAAAGAGATAGAAACAGATAAAGAAAAATTAATATCAGCAGGATTGTTGCAGCGAAGCAAAGAACATAATGGTACTTATGATCCCGTGGCAAACAGAATTGTTATACCACTACACACGCCAGCTGGTAGAATTATTGGATTTACGGGAAGATATATTGGGGATAGGGATAAAAAAGTAAAAAATAAATATATTAATACTCCTACCACTTCTATTTTTAAAAAATCAGAGGTAATTTTTGGATACCACCACGCAAAAAAAATAATTATGAACAGTAAAGGATCTGCATATCCCATTATTATAGAGGGACAAATAAAAGCTATTGCCTGCTTAGAGGCTGGATATGCCTGTGTGGCACCAGGAGGAACAGCACTAACTGAAAAACAGGTAAGATTATTAACCACACTAGCCAAAGGAAAAACTATTGGGATTATACCCGATAATGATACAGCAGGAAAGACAGCTTGTGTAAAACATATAAGCAAACTAATTAATGAGATTAACAATATCTATATCCTAAATCTAGTTATACCCCCCAAATTTAAAGACTTAGCTAAGGTAGACCCAGATGATTTATTGGCGGACGGGTACACAATTAGTTTTACTGCAACCCACCCAGTAGAATGGATATATACAAACGTAGTAAAAGCAAAAAAAGATACCACCGAATGGGCTGGTGAGATATTAGAATATATCATCAACCCTATTATTTCTGCCTGTAACAACAAAACTATAAAATACGCATACATAAAACAGTTGGAAAAAATATCAGGTATACCACAAAATTGGCTAGCAACCGAGAAGCTACCACCAGCCAAAAAAGAAACAATAAACAAAATACAAAGAATAGATACAACGATTACTCATGTTGCCATGTTGTGTGCTATTATTTTACAACTAGAAATAATTGAAGAAACCCCAAATTTATGGCAACAATATATCAACTGGACAGAGTTGCCAGTATCACTAGCATCAGCCTTGATAAAAATTGGAAAACTAAGAAACTCCTGCACAGAAAGAGGAATAAACATTCAAAATGCCATAAGTATTAGTAATATACCTCCACACCAAAAGGAATTACTACAACATTGGTCGCTAATTAAATTGCCCGATGTAGAACTAGGAAAACTGATAAGAGACACCCAAAAAATTATTATTACAGATGAACAGATAAAAACCCAAAACCAAGGAATAAAATAAAAATGAAAAAATGGCTAAGCGAACGAGAAGCAGCAATAGAACTTGGAATTTCTCCCGCCCATTTAGGGAAATGGAGAACGGAAAAAATATTAAACGGTGAAAAATTTCCTTTTCACCCTCAACCTAAACCAGCGACTAATAATCGCTTAATTTACATGGCTACAGAAATAGCCAATTACAGAAAGGACAACAAAAATGCCTATTAAATTACCCGACAATAGAGTATTACTAGAAGTGATACCAGCAGTGAACCCCACGGGGATAATTATTATTAACCCCAAACCTACAAACAAGGCACTAACCTGCCGACTAATAAAAGGAAGCACACAAGATGTACGCCCACAAGATGTTGTAGTAATCAGTACTTATAGCGGAAACCCAATTTTTATCAATGATAAAGAATTTCTAATAGTCCACAAAGAAGAACTATTAGCAAAAATAATAGAGGATTAAAATCATGCCACAGACCTACCACAAAAAACTAATATCACTCCCAGAAGATATATGGGAAGAACTAAATAACTATTCCCAATCAACCAACCAAACAGGGAATTATATAATTTTCCAAGCAATCAAAAAATTTCTTAAGTCAAACTCTACCTATAAATTAAAAAAAGAGATTAAAAAAATTCATACATGCAAAATATGTGGAGAACAAAGATCTCGTAACTCAGCAAACTATTGCTGGAGATGCTCCAACCGCAGAAGGAGTAAAAACCATGGAAATTAAAAACTTAAAGGAAAATGAAATAGGACTTATACAAAAGCTCAACAATGAGATAATCCTAATTGGGCTTACGAAAGAACAAAGTGCAATGATACATACATTTCTGGGGATAATCAGCGCTGGTACACCCCTTAAAAAAATAATTATAAATTGGAATGATACAGACAATAAAAATACACCACCTAAACCAACTCCCAACCTAAAAAAACAAGACTAGGAGTAAATAACAATGGAAATTATAGAGCAAGAAACATTAAACAAGTTTCTAAGCAAAAATAATAAACTCATAAACAAGCCAATGAATCACCAATGGTATGATTATTATACAGATGGACGAGTCTTGATAAGAATTCCCGAATCAGGTGCTATCTCTTTAGCTTGGACATTATCAGACCAAGCTATAAAATGGTTTTCCTTGCCTAACAAAGGAAAGCTAGCACTGATTACTCCTGTTGATATACTAATGACCGATTGCACAACATGCAATAGTACAGGAAAATACACTACCTGCCCCGAGTGCGAGGGGGCAGGATTTCTTGATTTTAGCACGGCTTACAGTTGTTATGAAGTATCATGCGACACCTGCGGAGGAATCGGAACAGTCTCAGGAGATAAATATCCAAACCAACAAGATTGCGAGTGGTGCGATCAAGGAAAAGTGGTTGTTGAATCGTCCGAAAACTGTAGAGAATTATTTTCTCGTACATTCCACCCCAACGCCATGCGGCTACTATACATGTTGCCAAACTTAAAAATGTATGATACACCTATAAATGGTGATATGTTTAAATTTATTTTCGACGGGGGTGAGGGATTTTTCCTATCACAAAAACAAGAACAGGAGTAAAAATGCTTAAATTTATTAAAAAAATATGGAATAGAATTAAAAAATATTTCCCCAAACGGGAATTTCAATTTGAGCCATTTATTCAAAATGAACTAGAGGCTATTGTTGAGTTACGGCAACATAATTGCAACGCAAAATGCAGTATGTTTATTGACTTTTTACAGCGACATGGATATAATGCTATGATAGTGGTAATACAATTGCCAGATGTACCAGACGAAGCACATGCAATTGTGTTATTCAATGGTTGGTTTGTTGATTGTACAACAGGTGCAATTGTTAAAGACGCTAGCCAATGGGGCAGACCAATGCCCGGATACAGCAAATATTTTCAATAAAAAGGAATTAAAATCATGAGCGAAGAATTAAATATTAACAATATTAAAGAAGTTTGGAAACAAAGACTTAAAGAAATAGAAGTAGGCGAAAACCGCTTTACCTGCAAACCAATGTACGTAGTGTTAAAATTAGAAGAACAGATTGCTCTAAATTGCGAGGAAATTTCAGGCATTACCAACTTTAAAGAAAAAAGACCACAAGAGGGTTGGTATGATGATGCAGACGAGGAAGAACGGGAAATTAAAGAATGTTCCTGCGGAATGAAAAAGCCTCAGCAGGTAATGAGGTTTTGGATTGATAGACCAGTTGCATTTTTTCTTACGAGGAAAGGTGCGGAAGAATACTTAGAATATCAGAAGCACAATCTGGAAGATGCATATATTTACGTATTTTCCTGCGGTTATAGAAACAAAGAGTTTGATTTTATCACCGAAGAAATTAAAACCACATAAAATATTTTGGCTATTTTAAAAAGAAATATTTTTTTGTGGCTAAATAGCAGCTGCAGCTGCTACAGATTAAAACCACATAAAACCAACCGAAAGAAGTTTAAAAAATGAATAGAATAACTCAAGAAGCAATACAGCCTATTATTAATATGCTAGACGGCAAAGCAAAGAGAACTATGGTTGTTTTTAACCAACAAAAACAACCAATGTATAAAATAAATATCACAGATCTAAGGGTTAATAACTCCCCCACCCAAGAAAGGAGGAATGTATGATAATTATTGATATATTAAATCAAAAAGATAGTGGGTTAACATGTAAAATAAATGGCATCGCTCGTGAAGCCATTTATTCAGAAAAACTCTTGCCTACCCCAAAAAAATATAAAAACACTATAAAAAGAATAGAAGGTAAAATAAGATTTTATTACTACACCCCAGAAAAAGGTATGATACCAACTATAATTATATTGGATACCAACCGCCACTTTGTATTAGAGCAAGCAGATGTCAAAAATCATCTAAAAGAAAAGATGATTAAAAGAATAAACCAAGAATTAGACAATGGGGAAAAATTAACGTGGTGGATAAAAAAATCTATATTATACATAGGAATTTAAAACGATGAAATGCCTCAGAACTAAATCTGTAAAAATCAACAAACCCCACGAATGCCATTGTTGTGGAGAAGAAATACAGGTTGGAAAGACCACATTGTCTGAAACGTGTATTAACGACGGTATGATATATACTGTATATATTTGTCGTGTTTGTGATATTTTAATTAACAAGCATTATAAGCATTTTGTTGATACAATGGGTAACTACCAAGAGGGTTGTGTTAAAAATTATTGTGATGAGTGCCATAATGGTATCTCACCCAAAGAACTATTGGAAAAATTAGAAAGGTAAAAATAATGACAACACTACCCGAAAAACATTTAACATACAAAGAAATGAAAGACATGTTAAACAACCCATACCAGAATAACATACCGATACCCCAAAATAGCATATTGGGAGCAACCTACCAAACCAAAAAGAAAGAAAATAAAACCATGACAAATGAATTAAACACACAACAACAAGAAGCTATAGAGCTAGCCCACAAAATGGGCTATGAAATTAAAATTGATTCCTCAACAGAAACATTTACAATTCAAGAAAAAGGTACAATAAGTGCGGTTTATAATCGACTTAGATGGTTACGTCCTGAATGGGTTGCAGACATAATAAAGACCAGAGAATATAAAAAAGGGTTAGATTACGCAACCCCAGCTATTAAATCAAAAATAATAAAATTAATAGAGGATAACATATTATGAGTGCAAAAAAAGAAACATTATATACCATAGCCGACACACCTGATAGCATGGTGCTATCATTGCCCGAGTGGCAGGAATATATGGATATATGCAATGAGGACGAATATGAGCTTATCCCTATGAAGCGTGAGATTGGTTCACTGTATTTCTTTTGCAGTAAACACGGTGAATCCATCCACAAAGAGCCTGATGTTTGTGGGGGCGATAACTGTGAGTATTACACACCACGGAACGGAAAACGAGGCATATGTAAGTTTAATTTGCCAAATTATGTTATAGACCACAGCAAAGGAAAAGTAATTCTTAAAAAAAAAGGAAAAATAAATTATGAATTATATAGATACTATACAATTTAGCTATAATTCGGCTATGATTTTTAAAATGGGGATGTTATATTTTTATTTGTTTCTATGGGAATATATGTTCCATGAATACGAACTTTATGTTTTGCAATCTTTAATGAAATTTTTATTTGTTATGACAGGCATATCCATATTTGTAAGTATAATCCCTAATGATGAACAGATGGCAAAAGATATTATGTGTTCACTTATTATCATAAATTTAATGGTAGCATTTTTAGAGCTTATTGTTCCTATATTTACTTGTAGAATTATAAGACTAATTCTAAAAATTAAAGTAAAAAGAAAGTTGGATACATTAATAAAAACAACGATTAAAAAAATCGAAAGGTTACAGAGCAAAAAAGACCGTAATCAATATAACAAAAGTTACAAAGAGACAAGAAAGGTAAAAACACAAGCAAAAAAAGAAACTGCCGCAAATAAAACAGCCAATAAAAGCAATAGTCCAGAATGGAGTATAGAACATTGTTCTGCTTTTTTGCGTGGTATTATGGACGCAAGGGAAAAAGAAATAATAAACAAATTTGCAAGCATGACTAGAGAACAATTTCTTGCCCAAGATGATATACAATCACCAGCATTCGATATATGGAATAATGCATTCCCCGAAAAAGCTATAACAACAGATGAAATAATGGCGATTTTAAAAAACAACACAGCAGAGAACTGCAAAAGAAAAGAAATGTAAATAATTATGAACACTATTATAAGCACAACAATATTAAATAACCAAGAAAAACAAGGGCAATTAGAAATTAGCAATAGTCCTAAATTACCTACAATGTATGATAATGTATACCCGCCAATTGATAGCAAGCCACAATTGGAAAAAATGGGCATAAAAGTATTAAAAAAATCGATAGATGATGATTTGTTTTACGATATTGAGCTACCAGATGGATGGTACTTTAAACCTACTGAACATGCTTTGTATACTGAATTACTTGATGACAAAAAGAGGTTAAGAGCAGTTATTTTTTATAAAGCTGTGTCTTATGATAGGAAATCAGCAATAACGTTTGCAACTTGTTATCGTGTAGTAACCTCTCGTACAAACGATAGTTATACTGCTTACGCTACAAATAACAACAGAACAGTATTTACTAACACTATTTATAGAAAAGAAAAAATAAAATATGAAGATTCTTTGATAGCATGTAAAGAAGATTCTTTGATAGCATGTAAAAATGTTAAAAATTTTCTTAATGAAAGATTCCCTGATTGGCGAGATATAAACGCTTATTGGGATGAGGAATAGCCATGAATAACATCCAAAAAAAAGAAAAAGAACTTGAAAAAATAAGCATGTCTTTTAAGGAGTTAAAGGACGCTTTTATCAACACCAAAATAAAAAGCGAATATAAACAAGCAGGAATTATTATCCTACGAAAGATATTCAGCGAACGCCAAAAAAACATCCAACATTCGGGCAATACCGAACAAAATTAAGGAATAAAATAAAAATGAATACAGATGATGAGTCAATAAAAACAGTTAGAAAAATGTACACTGACATGCCAAAAGAACATTTTTTAGCTCACAAAAATCTCCCTGTAGAGGCAATACTTGGATGGAATCTAATATTTCCCGAAAAAGCCATAACAACAGATGAGGCTGCGGAATATTTGTGCGAGCAAAAGAGGATAGAACTATGAAAAGAAAAAAGATAAGTGAAAAAGTTAAAAGGGAATTGTTTTTTGAATTTGGGGGACTGTGTGCTTACTCAGGAACCCCGTTAGAGGACGATTGGGAGGTTGATCACATAAAACCCGTATCACATTATCATAGCGGTAATCCTAACGATATGACCAACCTTATGCCAGTTCAAAAAATCATTAATCACTATAAAAGAGGGTTAATGCTCGAAGACTTTAAAAGTTGGTATCTTGGTAATTTGCATGTTAAACTTGCAAAATTACCTAAAAACCCACGTAGCGAAAAAAGTAAAAAGCATTGTATCTACATGCGAAGAATAGCTAAATATTTTGATATTACCAAAGATAAGCCATTTTGCGGAAAACTTTGGTTTGAATTGAGCAATAAGCCCAAAGCTAGCAAAGCTACTATCAGTAAAGAACTTTTTATTGCCAGCATAAACGCAATAAAAAGACAAAGGGAAATAGCCATTAAAAAAGCCGATGCACTTTCGGCGGTATTCCCGAACGCTCACACAGCCAACCTGCTAGACACGCCCGAACAGCTAGAAGATGCAATAATCAACCTGCTTGAAGATGCCACAGGCAACAGAACAACAATAATAAACGGACATAAGTGTATTAGCTGGATAAGATACTACATTGACGAAGTCCGACTTGGAGAATCCCCGATGCCAATAACCATTAATAAACAAAAAAGAACTTTAACCACCCCACAGGATTTATGGGAAATTGTAAAGGATATAAAATCATGAGTAATGTAACCTACCAAAAACTACCATACAGCCTATCAACCGATTATGATAGACTAAAAACACTATTACACAAGAGCATACCAGTCGCAGGCTTTATACTGTGTAAAACCCAACAGGTATTAACTCTCTGCACACTTACCAACCATACATTCCATGTCGGTGAGCATCACTTAGACAGCTCCACGATAAATTTTAACGAATTTTGTAAATTAATTGACTTTAGATTTATAGACCCATCAGAATCAGAAATGAAAGAATGGAGTCAATCATGAGCAAAATAGAATGGACTGATTATACTTGGAATCCTGTTTGGGGATGCTTGGATAATTGCGAGTATTGCTATGCTCGTGGAATAGCAAAGAGATTTGCTAAAACCATTGCCAGCAAAGAGGCTAAACTCTTTAACAAAACCACGGCAGAAGAAAAGGCTTTGAGTGATAGAATTAAGAGATTTAAACCAACACCGATATGGTCTCAAATCCTAAAATTTAATCCGCCAAAAAAACCTTGCAAGATATTTGTGGGGAGTATGTCTGATATTGCTTTTTGGGATTCGTCATGTATTAAAGCTTTGGCTGAAGCAGCTACCAAACTTCCTCAGCACACCTTTCAAATTTTAACTAAAAACCCTCAACACCGCCTTTATACAACACTAGATAAGGTGATGAGTGAAAATGTTTGGTTTGGGGTTACAATAACCCAACAAAAAGAGCTACACAAACTAAATGAATTTAAAAGAGTATGGCATACAAGGATAAAATATATATCCTTTGAGCCACTGTTGGAAGATATTGAGCTTAACATTGATCCTGCCTTGATTAATTGGATAATCGTTGGTAGTATGTCAGGAAGAAAAAGACAACCTGCAAAAATAGAAGGGATCGAAAAAATTGCAGAGTTTGCAAAAACGAATAACATTCCTTTGTTTATTAAGCAATTAGAAATCAACGGAAAAATAGAAAAAGATATTAACAAGTTTCCCAAGCATTTAAAGTATAGGGAATTTCCTAAAGATAAAGAATATTTAAAATGAACCAGACACAAACCCCAAAATTAATAATAGACAAGACTCCTACTTACACCTGGATAAAGTATGCTAATAACCCTAGAGGATGGGACATGGATGATAGCCCTATAGGAAAAACCTATGTGGGTTTGGCCTATAACCAATCCTCACCTATAGCAATAAACGTCCCAGGAGTTTATATCTGGACTTTATTTAAGAGTAGCTAATATAAAAAAATGTATTGATAACAACAAACTAGAGATACGGAGAATGCAAATGAATAACGAGTTATATATAATAGTTGATATTGATGGTACTATTACTATACCAGACCATAAAAGAGAGGTATTAATGCATAGTTGTAATACTGGTCGGGATAAATATTATGCCACTACTATATCAGAACTCAAAAGAGAGGTATTAATGCATAGTTGTAATACTGATTGGGATAAATATTATTCCACAGTGTGGAATGACAAGAAAAACTATAATGTTATTAAGCTGGTTAATGATATTATAAGTAACACAGATATTAAGCCTATTTTCATTACGGGTAGAAGTGAAGTGGTTAGATATGAAACAAAAGAGTTATTGGTTGAGTGCTTTCCTTTTTATCCAAGTGCAAACTTGATTTTAAAAATGAGAGATATTGGAGATAACAACCCCAACTGGAAAGTTAAAGAGGAAATTATTCAAAAAATGGGATTAACCCCGAGAAATGTGGTTGCGGTACTGGATGATGAACCTGATGTTGTGGTCATGTATAAATCAAGAGGGTTTACTGTACTACAAGTACAAATAGAAAGAAAAATGTATATAAGCACTATAACATAAAAAAAGCCTGCTAGTCTAAAAGATAAATATTGTTAATATTCTCTAGCAGGCTTCAATGCCGTTGTATTTATACCTTACAACGGCATTTTTATTTTTCAACTTATGTTCTTTATTTTTTTAGCATTTTTTAATCCTGCATCTATGGTACGATTGTATGATGCAGTCATAGCAGGGGAGCTATGACCCATACCACCCTGTACATCAGATAAAGGTACGCCACAATCTAATAGAGTGGTGGCGTAATGTACCCGAAGGGAATGCATACCCTTTGTTACTCGTTTACCTTGGTGAGTCTCTTTGGTAGTAACAATATTTGCTTCAGCAAATAGGTTTCTTTGTTCTGCCCAGAACCAACTTGCATTGGTTTTGCAACCATTTGCATAATAAGGGTAAAGATATTCACTAGATCTATCCAATGGGATATATTTTAGCATATCAGGATGAATAACATGTTGTAATGGTTTTGCATTTGTTTTTTCGGTCTTGTGGGGAGTGATGGTTAATATCATATTATCTAAATCCAAGTTATCATATTTAATATTAGCAATATCTCCAATACGTAAGCCAGTATAATATGCAGTCGCCACTGCAAATGCCCAAAATGGTTTTTGTTGGGTGGTGTAGCTTCCTTCGCCAGATGCCCAAGATTGGGCTACTAACCATAGTGAGGATATTTCTTCAGGCGTTAAGTTGTCCTTTTTGATTACTACAGCTTTGAATTTTTCAACACATTTGCACGGGTTAAGAAAAATACTATAATCTATCATTAGGCGTTGCCATACTACACTAAGAGAACCAATAGTATTATTGATAGTAGTAGCGGACTTTAGTTGTTTAGAAAGATAATCCATATATGACTGAATATGTACAGGGGTTATTTCGTGCAGGTACAATAGCTCAGGATACTCTTTGGTAATATATCTGACAAATACCTGCCATTTATTACCTCTTGCTTTTTCAGTATCAATACTATTTTGTTTTTTGTTTGGCCTGGATAAGTATTGTACCCAGACATCTACTATAGGCAATCGGAAATCAGATATTTTTACAGACCGAGAAACTTCCCTCAATAGATTAAGAACTGTATTTGTTCTTTGTTGGTTTACCAATACAGTATCTACAACCTTTGCTATAGATTTTACTATTTCGGCATCTGCCTCTTTGTCTTTAAAACCCTTTAAGGTTCTAAAGAAATTTTTTCCATTACGCCTGAAGGTTATAAAATACCCTCTTTTTTCTTCAAAATAAATATTTACCATTATACTACTCCTTTGGTTGGTCATGGTTAAAAGAGTAATATAATGGTTTGCAATAATTTTGCAATAGTTATATCTTATGTAATACGGTTATTCTTTTTTGATTATAATCTTTTACTACCTTGCGAGAGATAGTACGGATATTTTTTAGTTTTTCTTCTGCTATTTTAACCTTTTGGGGATTGGTTAATTCTTTATTATTTCTTAGCGATCTAATATCTAGGCGTAATGATGCAATTTGTTTCATTTCGTTAGCATAATTAAAAATATATTTTTTACGGCGTGAATCGTAATGAATATTTAATTTCCAATTTTCTTCAGCGGTAAGCTCTTTCATTCTAGGCAGATTGTTTGTTTTTTTTGCTTTTTTGTATGATGCTAATTGCTTTTTTGCTTCGCTATAAATATCATACATTTTTGTAACCGACCTAGATCTTGAATAATTTGGTAAAAACCGCCTTATTATAGGCACATCATATTTAAATGGTAGATAATCCGAACCAGAAGGATCCTTCACAAATTGGGATAGGACTTTATCACTACCCATTAATATATAATTGCCAAGACCAGCAGTCCAAGATGATACATAATTTTCTAATTTTGCGGGTGATGCACCTTCACCCGGAACCATATTACCAATTACTTTAGCCGTTAAACTAGTAGTATCTTTGTATTGGTCTTTGGCTTCCATGCCCTCAGTAGATGGTGGAACGATAGTGCCACCAGTAAAAATACTTCTGTTTGCGTAATTTTCTACTATTGGATATGCCAATGTTGGGACCAGCGTCATGCCAAAACCATGCTTTATACTTGATACTAAATCTGCTATTACATGTTGTTCAGTATCTGGATCCATTGCATCTAGTATACCATTCATAATATCACGGGGAATATTACCAAAAATAGTATTCATTCCCCAGGCCTTTGGAAATATAGGGATAAATCTATCTCCAACCTTGATATGATAAAAAATATCTTTAGAGAGCTTATCAAGATCCTGATATTCGGGGTCATCACGATACATTAATGTTTCAAGCAGAGTTGGTATAGTGATTGATACTATTGCACGTGCAATATATCCCCACCTAGTTTTTGGATTTTTGAGCATTCGCCACATTTTGGACTGTTCTTGGAATCCCGGATTCATAAAAGCAAACATCTTACTACCTACACGAGTTGTTTTACCCCACCTGCCAAAATCGGAAGTGTCATCACGAGCGGCTAAACCAGATTGTAATAAAAGGCTTCTCCACTCTACTCTCATAGCCATATCTATAAGATGTACAGCGGTAACTCGTTTTATTTCCTCTGCACCGTCAGCAGTCATATTTGGGGTATTATCAATCATAGCAGATAAATCAATATATTGATCCATTAAATCATATTGTTTTAATTTGTGCTGTATAGCAGACGGAGAGTGTTGCCAATCGTCGCTATTATTCATTATTCCGGGAAAGATGCCAATAAAATTGTATACCCAGTCTAATATAGGATTGCCAGTTTTTCCTTTTTCGGCTAATCTCTTTTGCAATACTTGAAAAGTTTTACGAAAGTTTCCAAGCCTAGTTCCTACTTCGCCAGCTTCGCCAATTTTACGGGCGGCAGTTATAGGGTGAGAGGCAATCCACTTGCCACGCTTCATCATACCATGATAGCCCTTAGCACCAAAGGCTACAAGTTCTTCTATATCACGTTTTGAACGATCTATATCCTGAGAAACAAACATTGCGTTTGCACCACCAGCTTTAAGAAAATCTATATAGTGCTTGTCTTTTTTAACAAAAGAATAAACACCTTTGACAAAGTCCACTAAGGGATTGTAACCATATTGACTATTGATAAAACCTACTGTTTGATCCTTTGCAAAGTTATTAACAACAAAACTAGGCATTGTTGTTGCACCTATACGCAACATCTTGGTTGGTATTGCCATTAGTTCTATAACCCAATTGGCTTTACCAACAGTAATACCTCTCATTGCACTTGCCACCCCCGGATCTACTTGGTATACCACAGGAACACCATCTCTCCACACAGTGGCAATGGCTTCGTCTGGCAATGGTTTTATATCTATAGGTCTATAAATTGTTACTTCATCATTAGCAAATTGTGAGGAATCGTATTCCAAAGTGGCTTTTGAACCCTTTTTATTCACCTTTGCCAATTCATTTAAGTCTACTACCCCAATCCCTTGACCTTCTAAATCTGCGAGTAATTCTCCAACAGTAACAGTAATAGGCTTCATGTTAAACTGTTTATCTAGTTTTTTTACTAGCCAACCAGTTTCTTCATCATTTGCCAAATCTGTAAAAAGCTTTCCAACCCTATTCTCATCTGCCTTGGATAACATCTTAACAGTATTCATAACAATACCAGACAATGGTGATATAATACTTCTTTCGCTACCAAATTGCCTTTTTATAGCAGGTGATAGATTGATATAACTACCACTTACCTTAAGAAATGATTCATTTATATTATCTTCTTTTAAATCGCTATCAAACCAGCGATAAAAAGGTACGTACGACATATTTTTACTGATTAACTTTTCAGCATCTGCCTTTTTCATCATACCAGATTCAGCATAATACCTAAGCAAGGCGTTTTGGTAATTTTTTAAATCATTCGCCAAAGATTTTAGTATTGGATGTTTTTGTAATAATTGTTTAGATATTTCACTTAAAGAAATATCTTCCAAACCTGTTTTTATATCTTGCTTTGCTAGCTCCAAACCACGTTGAACAACTAGATAAACCTCAAATTCTTCTAAAACCTTATTTTCTACTGCTTCTGACAAGATTTGTGCAAATGGTTTTGCATCAACTTTACGCAAGCCAGTATCAAATACTTCATGAGACAAAAAGGCGGAAATTCTACCAGCTTCACCACGCAACATCCAAGCTTCAAGCCAGATATTTTCAATTTCGGCAGATAGGTTAGGTTTTGCACTTACCACCTTATCCAACGCCCGTCGCAATGGCGATAAAGCATCATACATTTCTTCATCTATTCTTGCTATAAGTTTTTTGAGTTTACGGCTAAAATCTTTTATTTTTGGCTTTTTGAGATTCGCCGATTTTATTTTTGTTTGCACACGCTCATATTCAGACAAGTCTTTGTATGATTGCACCATATCTCTTAATGTATCTACAACCTTTGCTACATCAGGATCGGTTTTTAGTAATTCTTCAAAAGACTTACTAAAGGCTGGTGCATAAATTGATATTGTTTCTGGAGCAAATATATATCTGCGGACATATTCAGCTAAACCCTCTTTTTGCAAATACTCTTTATCTCCCAATTTGTCAATTGGACTCGTAGATTTACCCAATGATTCAAGTTCACCAAGAGCTACCCCACTTAATAGATTATTTAATCCTACTAATCTAAGTTTGCCATCTTCGCCACGACGCTTACCAATAAGTATCCCGTGTAATGCATGACCAAGCTCGTGCATTACAACTTCGATAGATTCGGCATTTTTAAGCCTAATCTCATCTTCATGAGAATTATAAAAACCTTTTACACTTCCACCACCTTTTTTCTTTCTAAAGCTCCATGATCTGCCCTTGCGGACTACCATAAAATTATCGTTTATAAATTTAATAATATCAGATTTACCTACAAGCTTTTTAGGTTTTTGTTTAGTGGATTTTTTAGGAAGAATATTTTTAGATGGTTTAAGCAAGGAGTTATCACCCAATTCGCCTTTAGGTTCAACCATACCATACAGAGGTAGTTCAGGAGTAGTATCTTCTTTTTCTCCTGCTAACTCTCTTAATTTTCTACCGCGATACAACCCTGAATATTCCTCCAAAAACTCTGCCCATTTTTCTTTTAATTGAGAAGGGGAAACTTCATCTATGCCCAACCCCCAAGGAACTTTTTTATTACTATTTACTGTATAAATAATTTGTATCTGATCATTTCCACGACCTTTTGCATCTGGAGATTTTATCGCGGCTGCGTCTATACCTGCATAATGATTATCTACATAATCTACAAAACTCCTACCAACAGCCTTAACAAATTCTCTACCAGTTAGCGTTACAACTATATTACCATTTTGTTTTTTGACAGAAAACCTTACGCTAAATTTTTTAAATATTTTTTTTGTTGAAAATACTTCTATTCTAGGAATGCTCTCCATATCCTCTATTGCATTAAAAAACTCTTGCATATTTGGCTTACCAGAGAACTCTACCAATTCACCACCAACAGCAAAAGGAACATGTACATCATCATCAACACGATCAATAATAAGAATTTTAGTTTTAACTGATGTCCCAACCCTACTAAATATACCAGCAGGTAACCCACGACTTGCCCTTAGATAGGCATTATCATTGTTTGCCATCCAATTATTAAACCGTTTATCAAAAGAAGAACCATCTGGAACCAAAGCAACAATACGCCCACCATTTTCCAAATGCTCAAAAGCTTTTGCAACATGTTCAAAAGCTAATTTGCTTTGCTTTCCAAACGGGGGATTCATAACAATCCCCTCAAATTTATTCAACCTATTTAGCTGTTCAAACTTAATAGGCTGAACAGTACCCCCCACCAACACCATTAAATCACCAGCAAGTTCATCTGAAGGTTCCAAAAGAACAGTATGCATATTATCTGGTATCCACCGAGCAATAGCACCATCACCAGCAGAGGGTTCAAGAACACTATCCCCATCTTCTAACCGCAACCATTCTACCATTTTAAGCCCCAAAGGCTCAGGAGTAGCAAAAAAATCAGCTCCTGCATAACCAGAAGTTTTCTTGTTTTTCTTTTCCCGTCGAAAAAAGTAAGTAATAGCCCTTTGAAACTTGCTAGTTATTCCCACACTCCTATCTCTAACTTTACCACCAATACCCTGCTCAACAGATGGACTATCAGATTCAGAATTAATATATTGTTCCTTTATTATAGCCTTTAAATCACGACCAGCAGCCCCCAACGCTAAATTCTCAGCAGTAGAAGATTTACTATTGATAGATGTGCCAAATGCCCACTTTTCCATACTAAGCCCCGTTTTAAGATATTCAATAATGGCGTTTGATTTAACCCCAAGGCGATATATTCGCCCCTCCATTTGTGAAATATCAACGGGTTTATTAGGCAAGTTTAAAGCCATTAATACCCGTTGTCTGCCATTACCAGTAATATCATGCAAGCTTATACCTTCTTTGCCAGCATCAACCTGTACTATAATAATATCAACCCCAGAGTTATCATCATTAAACAGTTTTATATTTTTACTACGTTGCTTTGCGGGAACATCACCATTAAACATCACCACCCTTTGACCAAACCGCTTAGGAAACTTATCAATGCTATTTTGTAAAGAGGATAAATCAAGCTTACGATATTCAGGATGCTCAGAGTTAAATTTTTTAATCTCGCCAGCCAATTTTTTTAAATCATCATCATTTATCCCACTATTAGCAAGCCCCCTTAGCAAAGGAATCAACGGCTCAAAAATAAATGGATGAAAAGGTCTACCCTTTTTACGAGAATGAAAAACTACCACTTTTCTACCTAAAGCCAAATGTTTTTCAACCCTATCAATACCACCCTCAGTCTTAAGAGCCTCCAATAAAATAATCTTATAATGATAAGTATGAAGCCTATGTAAATTCATTGCCAACACAGGATATTCATCAAACTTAATTAAATCTAACCCATCTTGAATTTTTCGACCCAAAGAAGTGTCAACATCAACAAAATGCCTTGAATAATCCTTGTCTACCGATAGCATTCTAACAGACATCACCCCACCAGCCTGTAAATTATTGCTAAATTCCCTCTCCAGCAGTCCAGTATCAACATCAACTTCAGGCTTTGTTAATTTCCCATACCTAATCCGATACCCAAAATTACTAATCATAAACCTATCTTTATCCCCCATATGAAACAACAACTCATCCCCATACTCTATGTTTTTAACATACGCAAATGGGGTTGCCGATAACAATACAACGTCAGACATCACCCTCTTTTTCATTATTTTTTCAAATTTCTTTAAACTTTTTTTACCTAAAAATTCATCAACAATAGTACTAAAAAAACTTGGATCTTCATCCTCAAAATAATCTTCAACATTTTTACCAGCACCCTCTATATTCTTTTTGATCTCATTATAAAAACCATTTATTATTTTTGATTCAAAAAACAAACGTTTCCCCACCAACCTAGAAAAACCCCTCAAGCTAGAATTTTCTTTTCCAGCTGCATTACTATTAATATAATGAGATTCATCAGCAACGACTAAATCAAATAACACACTTTGCAAAATTGGATTTGCTCGCATATTTGCATAAGTAGTAATTACAACTCCCTTACCAGCATCTTTACCGTCAACAATCTTATTAATAGTAATTCCCAACAACTTAGCTTCTTTTATCCAATCATTTACTTTTGCTTGGGTTGGTACTAATACAACTATTCTACCCTTGCCACGCTTGATATAACGCTTCATTATACCTAGACCCGTAAAGGTCTTACCAGTGCCAGTACCATTAGCAAAAAGAATACCTTTTTTAGGGTCGTCAGGAGTTGGCTTTTCTATAAGCATTCTTTGTTCTGCCTTATAGACATCGTCCTGCTGCTCTTTGTAAAGAAATGGTAATGTTTCTGATATATTACCACGATCACCAATCTTTACAGGAATTTCTTCAGCATCTTTTTGAGCTTGTAACTTTTCTTCAAAAGTTAAATCTTTTTCTTTAACTTCTAAATCTGCTGGTTTTTCTATTTTTGCTGGTTCTTTTTTAGGTGTTACATCTTTGGTTTTTGAGGTTCGGTTATCTTTATTCCCCACTTGTGTGTTAGATAATCCTCCTTCATTACCGGCAAGAGATCCTTCAGTTTTACTGGTAGTAGCTGTTGGAGGCTCGTCTGCTGTATTTTCGACAGCCGAAGTTCCTTGTTGGCTACCTTTACTGCTTCCATCCTTGTCAACATCTCTGGAAACACTAACCTCACCTCTAGGGTTTGATGGCTCAGTAGGTACTTGGTTATTATCCGATGCTCCACTAATCCTTCCACCACTAGGAGATACCCCCTCGCCACTTGGGAATCCACTCCCTTCGACTCCAACCGTTGTCTCACCTTTTGCCAATATGCCTCCCGAACCGTTGGGGTCGAGAGAAATACCCGGTACATCATCGCCGACAAGAACTGTTCCCTTCCTGCCCACCTTGCTATTTTCTGCCGTATATCCCAACGATCCTTTATTGAGTTTTCCCTTTCCTGTGATAATCTTGCCATCATCACCGCGGTCATCTTCGGACTCGGATTTTTTATTCCCCTTTTCAGAATTTGCATTCTTGTTTTTGGAGTTCCGTCTGGGTTCCTTATCACTGTCCCGTGTTTGCGGTTCCACTCCCTTTGTTTGCTCATTGCCTGCAGAGCGGGATAATCTTTTAAACTCTTTTTGCTTTTGTTTTTCATCTTGTATTATCCTTTCGATAATTTGTTCTTTGGTGTCATTTTCTACACCAAACATATCTTTTGGGGTTAAATCCAACTTCCTTGCAGAACCAATATAGCTTACAAAGAAATCAACAATATCATAAATACCAGTGGCAGTTCCCAATCTCAACAATATAGCTTCAGACACTCTCGTTCTTCTTATTCCATCTTCCTTAAATAATTCACCCTGGGCCATAAAATCATAGATATTACTAAATACACCATCAATAACATCTTTTTTATATAATACAAATTCTCTTAATGCTAAAGCCGTATCAGGTATAATATTATATGCAGGTCTTTCCTCTGCTAATTTTAATAATTCACCACTAATCTTATTAATAGCAGATACCACCCTACTAATACCATAAAACTCCGATGCTTCTATAAGCTGATCTAACAATTGTTGCACATTATCAGTACCAACAAACAAAGCCGCCAACATAGCGCGTTCTACCCTACCACCCAACTCTTTGCTCCATACATGACCCCCACCATTAGGACGAGAAACCAAAACACCACTTGCACCAACCAATTCAACAAATCTACGCAAAAACGGGTCATTGCTACGAGCCAACACATTGCCATTTGCATCCGTTTCAAAACCCGATAACATTTCATTGTCAATAATTATTTTTGCATCTACAATAGCTTGCTCAACATTGCTCATATCAAGCTTTTCATCTTTGTTTGACGATACGGCAAAATCAGCCATATCCTCTATACCAGCAGGAATATGATTACCATCAGCATCACGTTTTAATAGCTTATCCATATCAATAACCCTAGCCAATACTGGTTTTTCGGTATTCACTTCTAAACCTGCCGACGCACTATGTTTTAACACCTCTTTTTTGTAATTTTCTGCACCATTACCACTCTGATACCCCATACGAATACCAGACCAGCGACCATTACCCACCACCACCACATATTTATCTTCGCCACTAGTATTGCCAAACTCACCATCTTTTATCCTTAACACCAATGGTGCACCACTACTAGTAATACCAGCAGATTCAAAAAGTTTTTGCCACTTTACATTTTTTGCGATTGATAATATTTGTGCTTTGGACTGTATACTAGCTCTATTTCTAGGTTGTAATTCTTGCGGATAACCCTTGTCAGAACTAACCAATACATCATTTACATCAAACACCTGCCAGTGTCCACCTACATTATACTTGTCATCAGGAGTATCAAGATTAAATTCATTTTTTTGTAGCTTAACATCGGACACAGGAGTTGGTTCTGTTTCCCCATCAACCACGGGTTTGACATCAGTAGTAGGAGTTGGTTCAGTTTCAACAGTAGCAGGAGGAATATTATCTTCCGACTGTGTTTGCACAGGAGTTGGTTCTGTTTCTCCATCAACCACAGGCTTGACATCAGCAGTAGGAGTTGGTTCTGTTTCCCCATCAACCACAGGCTTAATATCAGCAGTAGGAGTTGGTTCTGTTTCAACAGTAGCAGGAGGAATATTATCTTCCGACTGTGTTTGCACAGGAGTTGGTTCTACTTCTCCATCAACCACAGGCTTGATATCGGTAACAACCTGCCAAGGAGTATCACTACCATCCATAACCAAGCTACCATCACCAGCATCTACGATCTGCCCCATATCTCCAGTATCGTTATCCTCCACCATAAGAGCGTCATCAGTAACATCAACTACAGTAACAGTACGCTCGCCATCAGTCAATACAGTACCAACAACATCATCGACAGAATCCTGTAATGCTTCACCAATCTCTGACTTGATACTATCGTATTGAGTGATTACATCTTCTGCATTATGAATACCAAGAGCAGCACCGCCAGCACCTAAACCAAAACTACTCAACACACCAGCAAAATTACCAGCTATTTCTTTTCCAGCACGTTCTACATCGCCCCAAGTAATCTTTCCAGACTTAACCATTTTAACAATACGACTATCACCATGCAAGGCATCAATAAGATCATTTCCCACACTACTAATATTTTCTTCCATAAATTCTGCAAAAGTCGCCGACGCACCACTTGCAACATAAGCCCTAACCTTATCCTTTAACGAAAGTTTAATACCCCGTTCTAAACTCTTTTCCCAACCGCCATGCAAGGCTTTATTTAATTTGTTCCCGTAATTTCCCCAACTAATTCTTTCGGTCGCTACCTCTACAGCAGCAGACAACAAACCTTCAACAGACGCAGTTGCCCAAGCAGATTTTTGACTCTTTCCTTCTTTTAATAATTTTTCGTAAGTATCAGAAAATTTATTACCTGCAACTTCCAAGCCCATCGGTAATGCAAAACCCAAAAATCCCACAGTTTCACCACTCAATCCAGCGATACCAGTAGCTGCACCAGCACCCTCTACACCCTCAGCCACCAACAATCCTCCAGGACCAAACATCAAAGTTGCCAAATATGCCCCAACCACACCCTCAGCAATAGACTCAGTACCTTCAACAACATTCTTAGTCCACCAATTACTACTCATAAACTGGCTTGCTTTGCCTGATTCAATCAAATCAGGCTCCAAAGCCATAGCTCCACCACCAACACGGTAATCCTCGCCAAGGTTACCACCAGACAATCCACCAGCAATACCACCAACAGCCCGAGGAAATTTAGAATAATAAATTCTCTTTAAAGCTCTCCAAGCTTCTGCACCCTGCCCAACAGATTTAGGTTGATCCTTTTTTCTTTTTCTCATCTCATACATAAAATTACTCATCTGTTGAGTATATTCTATAATATTATTTCTCTTATCCCTTAACTCTTTTTGTTTTTCTTTTAAAACCTTTGTTTGTTTTTCGTCGGCATCTTTTGGGATAGCAATATTTTTTGGTAAATCAGCCAACATTCTATCCCTAGTATTTTTCCATTCTTTGATTAGCCTAGTAAAATCTTCAGGGGTAGCATCTTTATCCCTAACCATATTACCAGTCTCTAACAACAATCTATCGTTCTGGTCTTTTGATAATTCCAACAAATCTTTATCCTGCCACTGATCAAGCTCAGCAAACATCTTCTTATATATTTTATCCCTCTCATCAGTAATATCAATTTCACCCCATCCCTTGTGAGACTTCTTAGCAAGCCCACTTAACTCACCAACAGTAATCCCAACTTTCGACGCTGTTTTTTCAAGTTTCTTGCGGTACTTATCCTCTATATTATTAAGTCGTTGCATCATTAGTTTTGATTTTTTTTGAATCTCAAAATCTTCACTATTACTAGCATCTTCCAAACGCTTAAAAATATTTTCCAATCTAGGATTTTTAAATTCTGGTAATCTTTTAATATCCTCACGAATAGTATCAAACCCCCGTACCACAGGCAAAGACGCAATATTATCAATATCAGTTTGTAATTTATTTTCAACCCAAAACTCAGGATTTTCTTTAGCCCCCTGCAGAATATCCTCAGCCCCCCACTCTCTACCAGCCCCCCAAATTCCCATTTGAGCAATTGTCTTTTCACCACCCACACCATCTATTACAACATCCTCAGCACTATCACCACTATAAATATCTTTAATAGCCATCTTATTTCTTTCTACTAGATTTTAAATTTTTAGCCCACAACTTCTGTTTATCTGCTATATAAGCTTTTTGTAAGATTTCTTGAGCCTTAGCATATACCGCAGGATTTTTGCCATTAAGAGCATTCAACAAACCAACCGTTGTCCGCTTCGCAACATCATTTTTAAACTTTCTACTAGAGAAATAATTATATAAAATATCATCATCATAAACATTTTCCAATACATCTTTCCACCAAACAGCATCATCTGTTTTTGCAGTCTTAAACAGTCCATTAATTTCACTAGCCAATCTTTCGGTTGTAGGATTGTAAGCCCTACTAGTAACATCTTCTATATCTTCCTCAAGATTGTCAACTACTTCCAATCTATTCAATAACTTATCAATTTTTCCAATATCATTTTTATTGCCATTATCCTTAGCCAAAATACCATCTAATTTATTTTTAATTAATTTTGATTCCCCATCCCAAACAACCCTATCAACAAAGAGATTATTAACCTGATTCTTATGCTCTTGCCAATCAAGCGCATTATCATTACCACCCCTTAATCCTTTGATAGATGCAGTAAGCCTTTTACTTCTACTATTTAAGTCATCAAATTCTTTTTGTAAATTTGCAAGGTTAGCAATATGTTTGCTTGCATCAGCTGGCTTAACAAGTCCACCCCTTGTTTTATCATCTTCAACAATATATTTTGCGTCCTCAATACGTTTTTCCAATATTTTTATTCTGCTAGTTACATTACTAAGGGAAGAGCCTGCATCTTGCCTTGCTCGTTTATTTTTTTCACTATACCCTGTACCACCAGTAGGCACACTCCACACCCTACCACCACTATCGGTATATCTAGCACCCTCAACTGGTTCACCACGTTTAAGCAATCTACCACCCTTCTGTAATAAATCGTTTTCTTCTTTACGCAAAGCATCCTTTGCTTTGCGTCGTTCGTTCCCTTGTTTGAATACAGCATTTCTTTGTGCTATAACAGAATTTTTCCGAGCGTTAGCCATATTAATTTTATCAGCACGGTTATTACGCCCAATAGTATAATCATCCATCCTGCGTTGTCTTGCTATATTACTACTTTGGGCAATATTTGCACGAGTATTAGCATCTGCACTAGTTCTTAGTTGTTGCCTCATTGCCTCATGTTGCAAATAAGTTGTTTCTTCTGCTATCCTATCCCTGCGAGCAGTACGCCGTAATTCAATTTCACCCCACTTCTTTTTTAGCGCAAGGCTTTGTTCCTGCATACTAATACTCCTATTAGCCAACTCCTGTTGTGCTAATACAAGATTTTTTGACATCTTAGATTTATCCTCCGCCCCATTAAACAAATCCATAGCCAACTCAGGACTAACCCCATCACCATATTTTAAACCATAAGCCATATCAACTACTCCTTATTACCTGCTGCATCACCAACAGCCTTCATAGCCTGCAAAACCTGTCCAGGACTCATTACTTGCCTATCAGTATTAGAATAAACTCTATCTTTCATACTAATAACCGAACGTTTATAGTCCGCTTTTTGTTGTTCTAAATTCATTTGAGTAATCTGCATAGCAGATTCTTTTTGGTTGATTAACCTGCCATGTATATCAGCCAATACAGCAGGATGTGGAACCTTACCCATAGCAGCATAACGTTCTTCCACCCGTCTTAAATTCTCACTTATTCTAGCATCCCACATAGCACCCTCAGTAGCCAACTGTTGAGAAACCCAAGCATCATTATATTGTGCGTCAAAGGCAGCTATCTCGCTCAAAATATCATCCCTATCAGCCTTCGCCTCATCACGTGCCTGCCTAAAATTTCTACCCTGTTCCTCGGCAAACAAATAGGCATTTACACCCTCTGGGGATTTTCCAGCAGACCCACCAGCAACACCCCTTATCTCGTCATCGCTCCAATCCTTATACCTATCATTCTTTCTCATCCAATCAAACATAGCACCAGCATAAGCATCATTATCAATATCAAGAGTAGACTCATTATATATCCCTTCACTCCCTTGCATACCAGTCCACCTAGTACCAACCCTATTACCTCCACTAACCCTAGCAAAATCCGTTAGCTTTGGCATAGCACCAGTAACGCTACTAGTAGCAACACCACTCAAAGCATTGCGTCTGTCACGAGCAATATTACTATTACGATTACTTCCATAATACGCTTTTGTACCAAGCTTTTTTAAAGCTTGCTTAGTTATTTCATCAATATACTTACTCATGTTTTTATCCTTACATTAAAAAAACTATACTTATACTATACACCAACAAAACTAAATTGCCTCTATTTCATTCCAATCACCATCAGTTAAACTAATAGATTCCTTAGTACATTGCCAATGCGGAGAGCTAGGTTTAGTAGTTACCCACCCCTGACTACTGCCATCACCAGTAGGAGCAGTTGGCGGAGAATCCCAACTATTAGTATGCCAAATAGTAAACCTATATATATGCAAAATTGATTTTATACCAAAATTAGAGATCTTAAGAAAACCAGGACTTAAATCAGTTCCACCATCCCAAAAACTACCATCTTCTCCAACAATATATTTCCAAACATTATCAATAAGCACATCACCCTCAAAAACATATTTACTATTTATATAATTAACAGTTATATCAAACCCCTCAGCAACAATCTTATCCTCTATTTTTTGAGCCTGATCAGCACCAGTACCGCTACTAACATCTACATCAGTAATATGGCAAACCTCACCATTTATAACAAACCTTACTTCCCCATCCGTAAGCCCCAAACTACTACTAGGTGCATTTTCATCACTCTTAGTTTGGTATCTAATTTTTTTCCAGACCTGATGTCCATCAACAGGAGCATCAACAGGAACTGGCACACTCCATTGACTGCCATCACCATAATCACTACCAAGCATAGTACTTCGCCACTTAGCACCAGTACTACTACTAGTACTCCAACCACCACTACTGCCATCACCAGTAGGACGACTAGGTGGAGATGTAAAAGCATTAGTATGCCAAGCAGTACGTATTCTCAACCACTCATTAGTCTTTACCGCACTGCTAGCAGTCTTTATATAAGCATCAGTTTGATACCTAAAATAAGCATCAGCAGGATGTCCAACATCTATACCAGCACCACCATCAACATAAGGACAAACAAACTGGTACTTAGCAGTACCATCACTATCTTCATTATACCAGACCCGACCACCTTCATAGTTCCAAAAAGATTCTAAAACCCTAGCAAAAGCATGATACATCTCAGTATAACTACCACCCAACCAATAAATATCAGGCAAGCCAATAACATCTCTAACCACAGTACCATTAACAGTAACCTTAATACCACCCGTATTCCATTGACTGCTATTACTACTAGGAGCCGCACTAGCAGTCAACACATGATAATGTTTGGGTGCTGTAATCAAACTAGCATCACCCTCTCTGGCAGGAAAGATAATAAAAGGATCACCCCAAGTACCAGCACTAGCACCACTAGCAATCTTTTGACTTTGCCAAACTACTTCATCAGTCATATTAGTATGCCACCCATCACTTGTACCATCACCAGTAGGCACAGCAGGTTTATTTTCAGGCGGATAATTAATATAAGTTATATAAAGACTATTAGCAGGTAATCCGTCCGAACCCTTAATCAGACTCCAGCTATAATCCGCAGGATTAGTACTCTCAGTAACAGTATTCTTATTATAAGCAATTCCCATATATTCCTTACCATCTGGGTCGTCGCTCATACCACCACCGCTATCATCATCAGCATACTTTATCCAGGTATAAGTGCTAGTACCATCCACACCATCCACACCATCACTACCCTTATACAAACTCCAAGTATAATCCGCAGGGTCTGTGCTTTCAGTTGCTGTATTCTTATTGTAAGCAATACCCAAATAATCCTTGCCAGCAGGGTCATTACTCAAACCAGTACCGCTATCATCATCAGCATACTTTATCCAAGTATAAGTAGACAACCCGTCCACACCATCCGAACCCTTAATCAAACTCCAACTATAATCCGCAGGATTAGTCCCCTCAGTAATAGTAGTCTTGTTATAAGCAATCCCCATATACTCCTTACCATCGGGGTCGTCGCTCATACCAGTACCGCTATCATCATCAGCATACTTTATCCAGGTATAAGTGCTAGTACCATCTACGCCATCCACACCATCACTACCCTTATACAGGCTCCAAGTATAATCCGCAGGGTCTGTACTCTCAGTTGCTGTATTTTTATTGTAAGCAATACCCAAATAATCCTTGCCAGTCGGGTCATTACTCATATTGCTACCATTCACATCATCAGCATACTTTATCCACGTATACGTAGATAAACCGTCAGCACCATCCGAACCCTTAATCAAACTCCAACTATAATCCGCAGGATTAGTCCCCTCAGTAATAGTAGTCTTGTTATAAGCAATTCCCATATATTCCTTACCATCGGGGTCGTCACTCATACCAGTACCGCTATCATCATCAGCATACTTTATCCACGTATAAGTGCTAGTACCATCTACACCATCCACACCATCACTACCCTTATACAAACTCCAAGTATAATCCGCAGGGTCTATACTCTCAGTAGCCGTGTTTTTATTGTAAGCAATTCCCAAATAATCCTTGCCAGCAGGGTCATTACTCATATTACTACCATTCACATCATCAGCATATTTTATCCAAGTATAAGTAGACAACCCGTCCGCACCATCCGAACCCTTAATCAAACTCCAACTATAATCCGCAGGATTAGTCCCCTCAGTAATAGTAGTCTTATTATAAGCAATTCCCATATACTCCTTACCATCTGGGTCATCGCTCATACCTCCACCGCTATCATCATCAGCATATTTTATCCACGTGTAAGTACTAGTACCATCTACACCATCCACGCCATCACTACCCTTATACAAGCTCCAAGTATAATCCGCAGGGTCATTACTCTCAGTTGCTGTGCTTTTATTATAAGCAATACCCAAATAATCTTTGCCAGTCGGGTCATTACTCATATTACTACCATTCACATCATCAGCATACTTTATCCACGTATACG